CTAACATTATCAGCAGCATCTATTCCTGCCACTCTTGAAACTCCACCAAAATCAACATACGAAGAGCCTTGTATTATATCCGCTTTGCCTAGCTTCGGTTGTATCGGGACAGCTACATAGGTTTGTGCCGGATACACTTCTGATAAATTGAGAACCACAACTGTTATATCTTCCCATATTTCCGGGTATCTTTTAGGTATTCGGTCAATACTGTCTTCTATTGCTCTATAAATTCGCACTACTTTTTTATCTGGATCTGATATCTGGGCAGTAGTCTGTTCTACTATATCCCCAACAAGATAAACAGTTGTGAGAACCCATTCCTCGTAGTCTTCATGTGCTAATCCTGAAGTAGTGCCCTCGTATGGAGTAAATCCATTTCGGTCTACGACTTTGTAGAAGCTACCCGCTTCATTTAATTGTAATTCTACGCAATTATAAAGACCTGTTGTGGTGAAATCATCCTCGGTTTCTTCCGCCCACGACCTTACTTGGAATATCCTGACTGCCGAACCGCCGTCTGACTTCTTTGCAATCCTCTTTCTTGCCTCTGTTAAATTAAGCCCAATAGTAGTTCCAGCATTAGACCGTTTGATATTTACAAAACCGTCACCCCGCATATTTTCAAGGGCGTGGACTTTCTCCCATAATATCTGCAATGGTTTAAGTATAGCCCTATTGAATTGACTAAACGGGTTTCTCATGTAAACTCCGGGAATGTCGCGCTGAAGTCAATTTCTTCATAAGCTGCGAAAGTGGCCTGGCTGCCTAATGCGTCACCTTCGTAATCCTCATAGGCAGTCTTCGGGTCTGGGACAGGCTCGTTCGTATTAGAATCAACAAATACGATTTCTTCGAGCCACGTGTCTTTCTTGTATTGAAATGTATATAAGTTCACCCACAAAGGAGGCTCTTGTAGGCTGTCGTCTGTTGTTCCTGTTACATTTGTTACCATCCATTTCCATTTATCGTCAGCGTCTAACCAATCAGCATCATTGATAGTTCCTACAATATCACGCATTAAGATAGGGTCACGAGCTTCTCTTAAAGTGTATGTTCTCGTTCCTTCTGGTACAAGTTTTGAATATGTGCCACCTTGCTCGCCAGAAAAGGTTCCTCTTTTTTTAGCATCGTCTACAGTCGGTTCATCCCCGCCGTAATCGGCGGGGTATTTATAAACAAGCTTAAGAGGTATCCCTAGCGGGTTCTCTTCGTCTGTAGCAAGTTCTCTGTTTGATTCAACCTGACTTACCTGTGTTCCTGAACTGACTTGGATTGCGCCAACTTGATTAAACGGGCTGTGCTGATACTGCAAGACTACCCGCCAGTCATTGTTACCCAAAGGAGTTACTTTAATATTACGCATCCAACAGCCAGTGAGGTCAAGGTCAACCCCGCTTAAGTCAGTGCCGACCAGAGGTACGTTACTACTAGTCAATGCGCCGAACGCTTGGACTATGTCGGCGTCATCACCTATGCCCTCTACGGCGAAAAGCTTAAGGGTACGTGTGAATATATAGCCGTTAATCTCTGACGAATATTCGCCAGTGCAGCCCTCAATTTGGAATTTATATGGAATGGTCATAGTTGAGCCGTCCCTGCATTTTGCGATTTAATATCTCTTAATATTTCGTTTGTTTGTTCTGTGAGTCTGTTCTGCCTCACTGCCGCATTGTCACCACCGGACAGAGCGGCAACGTCGATAAATTCGGATCTTATCTCTTGGAAGCGGCCTGTTGTTCTATCGCCGGGCTTTTCTTTGCTCAATTCTTGGAGCTTAAAAAAGTCGCTTAAGAGCTTCTCTGCGTTAGCAATGTCTTTGTCGAAAAGAACCGACGCTTCGCCTGTCAACGACCTACCAAGTTTCTTAAGGTTTATAAGCTGTCTTTCGAGTGGCTTTATTCCTTGGTCTAAGTTTTCAAAGCTCTCTCTTAATTTATTAGCAAAGTCACTAACCGACTTAAACGCTGTCTTTTGTAATCCAGCGAGCCTTAACCTCTCGGCTTCTTTGGCGGCAATGTTGTCGGCTAGTCGCTTTTGCTGTTGGGTAATATTTAGCTGGGCTTGGAGTATGTCGCGCTGTCTATCTAGCAGGACTATTTTTATTCTGGCATCTTGTATTATAAACCGATCTGGTACAAATTGCCCTGCTGGGTCGAATCCTACTGCATCAGCTATTCGCTTTTTTTGCAAAGCTATGCTTTTATCTATAGATGCAAGAGTGACTGGGTCTTTCCCGATGTCTTTTAGTTTTACCGACTCTGTTACTAAATCTTTTATTCCGCCGACAGCATCATTGATACCAGCATTCATACCAATTATAGCTGCTGTGGCGATTCCGATAGACGCGGCAAGTGTAGCCCATCCAGCAGGACCGGCCAAAGCTAAGAATGTTATTTGTCTTGCGGCAAGAATTTTATACGCCGTGATTATCAATTTGACTGCACCCACGACAAGCTTAATAGCCTTAACCATAATGAACGCTTTAGCTGCGAAGATTACAGTCTTTTTAATAGAACCGAGAATAGCGTCTCTGTACTTAGTCATAAAATCGGCAAGCTTTTTTATGGCAGGCGTAAGCCTTATAACAGCCTGAATAAATACAGCTTTCATTGACGATTTAAACTTCATCATTGCATCATTAGCGGCTTCTACTTTAGTCAGGTCAAAGCCCTTAAGGGTTAAATCTAACTTTTCAGCCTCTTTCTGTGCTCTTTCGATACCTGCCGCGCCATCTTCAAATAGATTGAGGAGTTGCGCACCAGCCCTGCCGAAAAGGAAATAAGCCGCAGCCGACTTCTCTGCTTGCGTTCCAAGCTGTTGTATTCTGTCGGCGACAATCAGCAAAGCTTTTTCAGGAGTAACCGCGATCATCCGCTCGGCAGACAACCCCAAAGCTTCAAGCCCTCGCGTAGCCTCCCCGCTCCCTGACTTCACTTCACCCATTCTACGTACAAATATCTCTAAAGACTTATCGAGTGCCTGATTAGACACGCCTGCGAGTTCTGCGGCATGACGCAATCCCAGAAGTTCCTCAGTGGCTATGCCTATCCTGCGAGATAGCTTAGCAACTGCATCTAGTGATTTCAATGTTGTCTTTACGAAAAAACCCATAGCACCAACGCCAGCTATTAGGGCAAGTCTTTTGGCAAAGCTTGCAACCTTGCCAATAGCTCCACTAATAGAAGCCTTTAAACCCTTGACAGATTTTCTGCCTCTATTCATGCCCTTTTCAAAGGCCGAAGTCCGGGCAATAAGGTTTACAGCGAGTGTTGAAATAGTTGCCAATTTATTTTACCTTTCCGCCCATAGCCGTAGTATGGCCCTTAAGCATCTTAGACATATCCTGCCATGTCTGTTTCTTTTGTGGTTCAAAATCCACAATACAGTCTTTCAAAATTACACCTTTCGTACTATTTTGTGCTCTAATACTTTGGACTATCATACCAGACCGAACATCTTCACGGTCTTGACCGTAAGGTTCTATTCCATATTCAGCAATCCATAAATTATACTCTCTAGCCGACATACGCTGGCCGAGTTCTGCTAAAGTACAATGAAAGACCTCACGACACAGCTTTAATCTGAAGCGGGTGTCGTGGTCTTTTCGGAGTTTTTTACTGCATCTTTGATCTCTTCCTGGTCCATGCCGGAAAGACGCTGGGCGACCTGAAATATTCTTTCGATAGCAGCGGCAGACTTAGTAGACAAGGCGGCTATATCTATTTCTTCAAATAAACGTTTTCCGTCTTCGTCAACCATACACATTGTGCATAATCTTGCAGTGGCTCCGTCTAACTCGATCTCGCCGTCAATAGTTAAAGATTTACGATACGCGTCTTTTTCCGTAAGGGATATTCCCTGTACTAAGACTTCGCCGCCCCATTCAGGGACTTTCACAACTTCTGTTTCAATATCCTTGCAGTCAAGGATGTCTGTTTTACTTAACATAATTTTCTCCATTCGTTAAAGGTTATGGTGTTGGGGCTGCCGGGGCAATAAACGATGTCGATTGCGTAGGCACTCCCGTTAATTTAATAGAAGCTACCCGGCTAATTTTATCATTAGGTGCGGTTGTTCCACCGCCCATTTTATCAATGTAGCCGACACTTTTCCATATTGAGTCGTCAGGGAAAGATATTTGCCATACTTCGTTGGCTTCGCCCATTGCCGCAAGTAATAAAGCGTCTTCGGCCTTATCGTAATTCAACTCAATATCAATAAGGCCGGGGTCTTTTGACCCGCTGACAAATTCCATATAGTTGCTTGCCGAATCAAAGCTTGAAACATCTATATCCGTAACGCCTATTTCCGGTAGATTGATACTCGTAACCTCTCCGATAAAAGACGATAGCGAGGTTGTCGCCGAAGCGTTTGTATTTCCGGCCACGTTAAAGTTTTCAGTTCCGTTTAGTCTGGTAACAAATCCGCCTTGTCCAGCCATGATATTATCCTTTCTTTATACTGAGTGAGTCGGTACACCACTGCACTTGATCGACATGGTTCTGCTTATCTTGTCGTTTGGTGCAGTTGAGCCGCCACCCATCTTGTTAATATACCCGTTAGTTGCCCACGTTGACGAGTCAGGGAACGTAATTGTCCATGTCTCGTTTACATCACCAACAGCCGCCAGTATTAAAGCGTCATCTGCTGGTGTGTAGTTAAGCTCAATATCGATCACGCCTGGATCAACCGAACCGCCTACGAATTCCATATAATTAGATGCCGAATCAAACGAACTAACGTCAATATCGGTCATTCCGAGTTCAGGCAAGCTAATACTCGTGATCTCGCCTATAGGAGTTGTATTAACAGACCCCGCTATTGTTGTGGCAAAGCCACCTTGTCCTGCCATGATATACCCTTTCTAATTTTCGGTATAAGTTACTAAATAATCCTGTC